AAGAAAAGTGGCGTAGCCGTACCTACCCACTCACGTGCTGTGTTCCTATACGGGGAACTTATACATAGCGTAGCCGCGCCTACCTTTGTAACGTCAGATATGGCCTACGCGGGGCACTTTATTTATTGCTGTTATTTTATTAGGCTTAATTCAAACCTAACTTGATTCCAGAATCTTTCCTTGCCTGCTCCAATAAGCAGACCTCTATCGCACAAGATCTCGTCAACCAATAAAGTTGCCGCAATCTTATTGTAGTGACTTTCGCATTTTTTAATCTTATACCCCGACACATTCAGGACAGAGTTGTTGTGGATTTCAAATCTCTTGTACAACTCTCTTGCTTTCTCTCTCGGTGTCATAACTATTGCTGTTTTCTTTCGGTGAATCTGCTCCACATCTTTGCGGCAACAGCAATACGTTGTAGTCGGAACGGATAGTCGGCACGGATACGAGCCATTGCTATCCTCATAAACTGATCCCTCATTTTGCTTTGTCTATTAACAGCAAAACAAAGAAACCTATCGTGGTCAGAATCAGTATAATGTCTGCGTGCAGTTGAAGTTTCTGTTTCATTGAATTGATTGTTGGTTTTTGTTTGGGCACACTGCGCCCCGATTGCTTGGCTAACGGAAGCCTTACGACTGCCGTAGTTCGTTCAGTGTCTGCCGTAAAGCATCTCGCTCTGTTTCGGCCGCTTTGAGGGCGGCCTCCATCGCTACGATGCGCTGTACGTAGAATTGAACTAACGATTGGAAGTGTTCGTTCATAGTTTATCGTTCGGTTGTCTTGCTTCTGCGAAGGCGAAGTTAGCCGCCAATTTCGACATTTGCAAGTGTTTTGATTGGTTTCAGAAAAAAGTTATTAACAGCAAACCTCAATGTGTGAACCAGCGCAGTCGCTACTGCACACAACCTTGCTGTCGGTGATCCACATCCCATCAGGTGAGTGGTCAGGATCAGGCTTGACGTGGTACACACCAAAGCGTACAAGCCCATCCTTGTCCTTGCCTACGTTGTCATCCAACCAAAGGTTCACATCGTAGCACTCGTCGCCGAGGTAGGTGGTAACCCACTCGTCATCAACAAGTGGTTTGATTGTTACTTCCGCACGCTCTGCGCCAACGCAGAAGTGGATACGGAATGTCGTTGAGGTGAATGATTCGTAGGTCATCTTCATAACTATAGTGCTTTGAGTATTTGCGCGACTATTAACACTACAATGTTAGCGAAAATAACTACTTGTAGGAACGCCATAGCACGTTCAATCAGTCGGTCAAACATCTCTGCAAATTCATCATTGCTACGCTTGTTTCGCATCTTGTACTATCGGTTAAGGATAGCGTTGATGGATTCAAGTTTTGCCTCAAGTTCAGTAATCATACGAATGAGTTGCTTGTTCTCCTTACGAAGTTCACGCGACTGACGGATTGAATCGGTCGTGATGACTGCGTACTTCTCACGGAATGCCTTTCGGAATCCGCGACCAGCATCGCAATGGTCGCCGTAGATGTTGTAGACGTAACTCGTTGAGTATCCTACCGCGTCAGCGATTTCGTTGAACGTCATACCCGACTTGTGAAGTGTTTCGATTTGTTTTTTGATCGTGTTCATAGTTGATTGTTGATTTTGTTGTTGATGTGGTTTTTGTATTCCTCTACGTAAGCCAACGCGAAGTCGAGGAAATCTTCGTGAAGGGGAAAGTCAATGATGGTGTCGCCTTCAGAACTACTGAAGTGCGCCGTTAGCATATAGTTGTCGTTGTCAACCGACCAAGACAATACGTCGGTAAGTTCAATGTAGATTCCGTTGCTCATCGTAGTGCGTTTTGAAGTTGCTGTTTGGTTATACCCGCAGAGTCAGCAAGCCAATTAAGGAACGTGTTCTCCTGATGACTGCGAACGACAAGTTGTGCGGATGTAGAGAAGATGTTGCTCGTTTGTGCGAACACAAAGAAGGTTTCTACAGGAGGCACAAGTTCTCCGTTGTGTACCTTCTCAACGAACTCGTTGAAGTCCCACTTCCACTTGACATCATCGTAGTTGCCCGTAGTCCAACCTTCAGCAACGCACACGAAGCCGTCGGCAAGTTCTACGTTAACGTAGCCGTGCCATCCTCCAATCCGTTCCCATCCCGCGCTCTTGATGCACTTGGGCAGTTGGTCGTAGGCATCGAAGTTCTCTACGTTACGGGTCTTGCCCAACGTGTACGAGTATTCGTAGTGTTCAACGCATTCGTACTCTGGGTCGTACTCGTATACACTAACAGCACCATCCCAATGTGAGGAGTAGCAGTTGTCGCAGATGATTTCATCTTTGGCGTTGTATTCGTACCAATCGCTGTCTTGGTCGATTTCGCATCCGCATTCGGTGCATTCTTGGATACGGATATCAATTGGGTTATCAGAGTAATCTTTCATATTATTTGGATTGTTTAATTGATTGTAGTTGTTTGGCGTAGTTAAATGCTTCTTCTTCGTAGGTGAAGGAACGAACAAGTCGAAACGGATTCTGCTGTAGTACGTCGAAGGTTTCGCTGTCGGGATTGTAGGATACGATGAAAGCCATATCAGATGAAGTAGTCGTTCTCTGCGAATTCGTATCCGATTGTCTTGGCGAAGCGGAATGCCTCGTTGAAGTTCTTGAACTCGTAGCCCAAGTCAGTACCCGCCTCATCGGTCAGTACGAACACTTCGTTCTTGTACTCAATGCGAACCTTTGGTTTACGCATTGGAGTAAATACTTGTGAGAAGAAAGATTTCATAGTGTTTAATTGTTTTGTTGGTTAGGCAAAGGTTATGATTGCTATCGGATTACACAAGCGAGAATCGGTCAATCAATCTTTTCTTTTAGTCAATCGTATGTTCGGTGATGTACAAGCGGATGCTGTCGCCATCAATCTGCACATAGTATTCTTCGTCCTCGTCCGTGTAAACTTCTTCAATGTCGTTACGCAATTGGATGTCTTTCTTTGTCAGTTCGTAGAACTTCTTTGCTGTTTCCATATCAGTAAATACTTCGCAGTCATTGTAGTCGCACAAGGAATGTGCTTCGTGTAGGATGTAGATAGTTTTCATTTCAATTTCGTTTTGATTAGTTCAAGTAGGTTTAATGTGTCACCAATTGCATATACTAATTCGTCGTTTTTGAAATTAATTATGTTACTCGCCTTCTCAAGCATTTCAGTCAGGTAGTTTAATCGCTCTACTACATCTTTAGCAGTATGGCTTACACCTTCGTAGTGTGCCTCAATTGATTTTGCTATGTCGTTAATAGATAGGTTCATTTTGATCAAAAGTTTTTTAGTTAATGATGAAATCTTCAGAGAGATTCAGTCGTTCAATTTCTTTAGTAGTTACTTGCTCGTTAGATAGGCAAAGAATCCTTTCGCCATCTTCGGGATTTTGTGTGTTCGGCTCATCACTTGTCACATAAAAGTTTGACCATCTAAAGTCCCCAAGCAGTTCGTTTAGTTCGCGGCATCGTTCTTCCGCATCTTTACGAGTACCTACCATAAATGTTTGTACTGATTTGAATTCGTATACTTCATCAAATTCAAGGTCAATCTCCATATCACTTGGATTGCATATGTCAGACAGCACTCCCGTATCGTGAACTTTATTCATTGCGATTTCTTGTGCATCCTCAAAGTTTTCTGCGTTAACTTCTACAATAGTGCTGTTCGTTATACGAACAATAAATTGGTAAGTTTTCATAGGTTAGATTGTTTTAGGTTAGATTAGTTCAAGTTCGTTTCCGTCTGCGTCAATAGCATACTGATGGTCATCTTCTTCCCATTCCGTGTAGTAGATTGCGTACTCGTCAAGTTCGCAAACCAAAGATATCAAGGTCCGGTCATCTTCAATTGTGAGCAGATGTGATGCAGTCATAGGTAGTGCATCCAACATAGTTCCGTCAGCCAAGCATTTGCGAATCTCGTTTGCTGTTGTAGGTTCATCCTTTGTGTAGAAGGCACCATCATACCATACATAGCCCTCGTTAAATAGTTCGCCCGTCACGGAGCATTTTCTTGCAAAAGTTTTCATAGTGTGTTAGGTTTAAATGATTGATGAATTACGGACCACGATTCGGGTGTTGGGCGTACCATCCCAATCTATATGCATCCCGAACTTGATTAAAGTTTCTGCGATGTAGTCACCATCACCCGCCCAAGCAAGGTATAGGTCGCTACCTTTCTTGAAATCTTGATGGTCTTGATTGTGGTAGAAGACAGCATTCTTTGCTTCCTCATCGGATAGTGCCGCCCATCCACAAGATTGACAGCATAAAAAGTTCTGCTTTGCAAAGTAGCCGTTCTTGCGAAGTTCGGCGAATGCTTTGGTTAGATTAGTTCTCATTGTTTTCTTGTTTAACGTTCCATTTAATAATCTCCTCAATGATTTCGATTTTCTTTTCAGTTTTTGCCTTCAAACTTGCGACAACATATCCGATAGAACGGAATTGTCGTTTGCTGAAGGTAGTGCTGTGTTCCAATTGGTGCATCAGGTCAGCCCAATGCATCTCGTATTGTTCAGTAGTTTTCATATTGTGTTAGGTTTAGATTGATTAGTACAACAATTGATTTCCGTTTTCATCAAACCACATATCGCAGTTATGACATACTTCGAGGAATCCTTCTTCTGACAATTGGTATTCGTAGTCCTTGCAGATGTCGCCAAGGAATGCTTGAACAGCAAGTTCGATAGATTTTGTCTTGTTCCAAGTAATGGTCAAAGGATAGTCGCTAAACGCACCTGTCAGTTCCTCCTTGATTGATTCGCTGTGAGGATTGCCTTCGTATCGCACCTTGCTTCGTGATGGACACAGCCAATCAATGTCGTAGTTAGTCATCTTTACGCCTACAGCAGTCATAAATGCGCCAAGAGATTTGATTGCATCGTATGACCAATCGTATTCGCAGTCAGATTGGTAGTCAGTTAGTGCCTTAAGTTTTGCCTTGTCAGATAGTTCGCTGTACTCGTAGGCATTGATTTCAATAGTTTTCATAGGTTAGATTGTTTTGTTGGTTAATACGGACTGATGTCCGTTTCGGATATTGAATCCTCGTCAGTTAACCTTGCGCCAATTCTTTGTTGTATTGGCGAAGCATTGTATCACGGATTGCTTCAAGATTGTCGTATTCGCATTCAAGCAGTTCCTCGAAATGGAATTCCACATATGGATGCTTGATGCTGTTCTGCAACATAGTGATGGTCATAATGATGCTCATCTTCATTGCAAGTTCTTCAGTAAGTTTCGTGTAACGTTTCATAGTTTTAATTGTTAGATTGGTTTAGCAAATGTTAGATTAGGATTTGGATTATGCAAATCTTTTTTAGTCAAGTTTTCACTTTGTTAGGTCAAGGTGGCCGCACCCACCTATCAAACCTAACAATCGCCTTTGTGCGGAAGGTATGGTTAGTGCAGTTCTAACGTATTGTTAGCAGGGTTAAAGTAGCGGACTGATTCGCCCATAACTACACCACGAGAATCCTTCATAGGTGCAGATATTTGGTAGCGTCCGTCTTCGCATTTGCTCACCTTGAAACTTTTCATCGTCTGACCAAAGAATCGCATAGAATCTTTGCTGAAGTAGTAAGGTGCAGTTTCCGCAGTCAGTTGCTTGATTTGGTAAATGGTCATTGTTTTGATTGTGTTGGTTAAGACGGACTAATGTCCGTTTCGGGCATTCAGCCCATCATCAGTTAACCTTTAACGTCAATTAAATTACCATCCCATTCAGCACCATTCAAGTACCAATTGAAGTTTTTCTGCTTGATTGATACGCTCGGGATTCCATTCAGACGTTCCTTTGTCGTATTGCTGAACCATCCGCAGTTCGTGATGGACAAAGTACGCTCAGGGTCATTGTAGCGGTACGCAATAGCATTTCCGTGTAGACGCAGAATCGTGACGTTTTCCAAAACTTCAACCCGCATATTGGATTTCTTGAAGGGAACAGCATTCATAAACGCTTGAACGGATTCGTGTGTGATGTTTTTCATTGGTTAGATTGTTGGTTAAGACGAGGACGAATCCTCGTTTCGGCTATTCAAGCCATCATCAGTTAACCTTGCGATTGTTGTTCCTCTAACGACCTATCAATTGAGCCCATAACGCTACCAAACAATATAGACAGCCATTCTAATTCGTCCTTGTCAGCAATGTAGTGACCATCATTCTTGTGTGCCTTACGCAGTACGTACACCATATCAGTAAGTTCAGAAACATTGATTGATTCAGCGAAGTTCGTGTGAATTTTCATTTTGTTTTAATTGTTGGTTAGTGATGCAAACATATGGCGTCATTCCGACTCCGCAATAGCCAATGTGCAGATTGATGCATTTTGGTCATCACTTGACCGATTCCGCAGAAAAACGTCCCTCAAGGTGCATAAGTACGCATAGCAGTCAGCAGATTGTGGGTGATTGTGGGTGAAGGTGGGTAAATGTGGGCGGGGATTGTTCCTCTCTTTCTCCAAGAGAATCAGCAACATACAAAAACACGACACAAACCACCACACATACACAAAGTAGGTACATCCGTTAGTCCGTACCTAAAAACGCCAAAACCTACGTACCAAATCAGACATACGACACCCCCATACGTTAGGGATTGCGTTTCCGTTTGTGCGCGCGTGCGCTTGTATATGTATATTATCCCCCAGATAATTATTTCTGATATTGCAATGGGTCTAATGCTGCGAGAGGAGTAGTATTCACTATGTTCGTCATTTGGTACAGGAGAGGGGGATTCACTATGTTCATCATTTTAACCTTCATCATTGTTCTGTTGAGTTCTAAAAATGAAACTAAAAAACAGCTAATCTTGTGGCGTCACGACAGAATGCAGTATCCCCTAAAGCTTTCGAGCGGTTTCTGTTGCGAGCTTGCTTTCGTTTGTCCGGGTCGCTGGTCGCTTAGGCTAGCTCCCCTGACTGTAAACGCTCTCGGCTTAAGTACGCCTTCGAGCTATGGTTGGACGTTGCGTAGATGAGCAACGTTAACGTATGTGTGAACTGTAGTCTGACTCGCTTCAGAGCGATGCACAAAGCTAAGGTCTACAGACGAGAAAGTCAAGTGCAATTCGCAAAGATAGTTAGTGCTGTGTCAGTTACTTACGTAAACTCCTAGTAATTTAGTAGGTGTTTATTCTGCTTAAAAGTAGGTAAAGTAGTGAAACAGCTATCAAAAACAGCTATTATTGCTGTTACTATCTTTGCCGTATGAAGTTAAGTAAGTACGTATCGTTAGCTGAGGTAACACGGAGTGATACTGCCAAGCGCAAGGGGATTGACAATAGTCCAACAGCAGAACATCTGGAGAACCTGAAGGTTATTTCGGAGGAAGTGTTCGACAAGGTACGTGAGTACTTTGGTGTTCCTATCTTCATCTCTAGCGGATACCGTTCTGCTGCCTTGAACAAGGCTATCGGTGGTAGTTCTACTTCGGACCATAACCTTGGAAAGGCTCTTGACTTGGATCAAGACGGTCACGGCAATGGTGTAACGAATGCTGATGTGTTTAACTACATCAAGTCTAACCTTGACTTCGATCAATTGATATGGGAGTTTGGGACAGACAAGAATCCTGACTGGGTACACGTAGGATACCGCAAGGGTGCCAATCGTAAGCAGATCTTGAAGGCTGTTCGTGAGGGTGGCAAGACAAAATACGTAGCGTTTAAATAGATAACTTTGCACTTATGAAACCAAAGATGACCGTTTACCAGATGGGTGGCAAGATGCCAATCGATCCTAAGAAGAAGATGTCTCCAGCTGATCAGAAGTTTAACGCTGCTGCTCGCACTCGTGAGGCAGAGAACCTTACCGAGATGCGTAACGCATTGAAGGCTGAAGGTCCTGAGGAGCTTGCTAAGTTCGACAAGGAGCTTAAGGCTAAGGGCTTCAAGGTTGTCAAGCGCCCCGTCAAGAAGATGATGGGTGGCGGCAAGATGAACGTTGACGGATACTACGAAAAGGGCGGTAAGATGCCCAAGTATGGTAAGGGTGGAATGATGAAGTACCTAAAGGGCGGTCAGGTTAAGCTTGACAAGAATATGGACGGCAAGATTTCTAGTGTCGACTTCAAGATGATGAAAAAGAAGTAAACAGCTATGAAGATTAAGAAGTACAACGAAGGAGGCGAAATGGAGATGGGTCAGATGGCTATGGTCAAGGCTCCGTCTCTTGAAGAAGCTGTTGCTCAGATCAAGGCTGCTGTAAAAGCAGGCAAGATGATGCCAACCCACTACAAGATCAAAGCCTGCTACTACGAAGAGGACGAGGACTAGTGGCTAAGTCGTCCAAGAAACGAGTAGTGAACAGCAAAGGAGTCAAGCGCGTAAGCAAAGACCGAGTTGCTGTTGGCGTTCGTAACCTTGATATTGTAAGCAAACTTGCTTATGAAAACTAAGAAATACTATGACGAGAACCCTAAGGCGTACGAAAAGAAGAAGAAGTACGACAAGGAGTACCACTCCACTGAGGAGCGGAAGAAGTATCGTGCATTTCTAAACAAGAAGAACCGTCAGGCCGGAACATACGGCAACGGAGACGGCAAAGACTACGACCACGACGAACGTAGGTTTATTTCAGCTGTAAAGAACAGATCTAAGAAATGAAAGCCAAGAAGAAACAGACCCACGTAATGGTGCCCGCACCTGAAGGTCATCACTGGATGATGGAAAAAGGTCGTTACTACCTGATGCCAGACAAAGACGGGAAGTTTACTCCCCACGCTGGGGCTTCGAAGGAGGCAAAATTCCGCTTATATCCTTCCCATCAAGCTTAGCACGCTCGATAATCTTCTTTCCTAGCGGAGTGTCCTCGTGGCCTTTTAGCTTACGACCTAACAGCTTTGTAGGTATACCTTCTGCCCTGTCTTTGATTTCTGTATTGACAGCTCTGTAGTCGTACTCTAGGTCTATCTTCATCTGGCCACTGGTGATTGCCACCCATTCCTCTACAATACGTCGACCTTCTTGAGTCAGGGCGTAACGCTTGCGGTAGTTCCATTTATTCTCTTCCCGAAACCACATAGACGCATCCTTGTGAATGTCGATGTCTTCCTTGGAGAAGTAGTCAAAGAGGAAACCTTTCTTTCGGAGTTTAACAGTTAGCCAATCCTTGGTTTGATTGTATGACTTGGACAGTTGTTGTGCCATCCATTCGATGGTGAAGAACTCAAGGTCGTATGCGAACAGAAGGAATTGTATTTGGATTGGAATCATCCCATACTTTTCCTTGATGTATTTATTGGCGTGCCACGTATACTTGTATGTGGGAGCACTACGATCGTCTCGGTAGGCGAAGTCCCTGAATTTCAGGTCTACCTTTTTCTTGAACTTTTTAGCCAATGAAGTAAATTGTATCTTTGTAGCAAAAGTACAGAATATGGGAACACTTAGCGGCCAACGCGTAAAAGATGCGTATACTTCTCTCCTTAAGCTTGAGAGCGGTACGGCTACGTCTACTACTAAAGTTATTGAGGACGGAGCTGGAAACGACACTGCCCTTAAGCTGTCCACCACCAAAGTAGAAGTAAACGGAACGCTTGGCTTTAGTGAAGCTCCTACTACTGGATCTACTGAAGTTGCAGCTCTTTTTCTTGATGCGAGTAATAACCTTGTTAAGCGCAACCTTGGAACAGCAGCATTTACCTCTGGTGCTAGCCTTACTCCTGTTGCTCCTCTCAACATTGCTAGTGACGTAATCTCAATCAATGCTCCAACAACGCTTTCGCAGCTGACCTCAGCAACACTAGCAACAGCAGACAGCTTTATGGTGTACGACGCAACAGCCACTGTCTACAAGTATGTCACACTGTCTGACCTTACAACATACGTAGGAAACAACATCTCAATTGCTGCTGCTGGTAGCAACGGACAGGTTACATACAACAATGGAGGTGTAGCAGCAGGCTCTTCAAGTCTTGTGTTTAACGATTCACCGGGCGCCGAACAGCTGAACTTTATGGGTCTTGACTTCGTACAACGCGAAGCATCAAGCGGAACCTGTGCATTCTTTAGCCGTTCAGATAGTGCTACAATCAACAACGCTGTAACCAATGGTGTAGTAACAACTATTGAGGCTGACCTTTTTGCTGGCGGATGGATTATCGACTATATGATCTATAACTCTGGCTCTACGATTGTACGAGTTGGAGAGATTCACGTGGCTTGGAACCCAGACAACCTTGCGACATCTCCAGTAATGGTGGATTCAATCAAGACTTCAATTGGATCTTCTACCACGTCTACGTTTGTTTTTAACGCAACAATCTTATCTACCACCCTTCAGCTTCGAGCAAGCAACACGACAGGAAGTAATATGACCGTACTTGTCAACGGCAAAGCTTTCTACGCGTTCTAGTATGACTAAAGAAGAAGCACGGGTAGAGCTGTTTATTCTAGCTCGTAATAACTTCGAGGAGATTATGGAGAAGGCCAAGGATCTTGGCATCTATGATGACTTTATGATGATTGCGACCGTTGGGCTTGTAGCTGGGGAGCAAGAAGGTAAGAACGTTGTTGAGTCTATATCGACTATTGATGTAGACAACACTGAAGAAATGAACTCATTATTGATGTACTTAGCTACATCATATCAGGAGATGGATGATGACGACGAGGACACCGATCCGTCTGATCCAGATTTCTGGCTAAATTTGAACTAAATTAAAATGAAATGGAACTTATTCGTAAAATTATTGCGGGCAATGACCCGCTAAAGGCCCTTGCCTACTATGTAGGTCAGAAGGCTGGAGATGGCGAAATCCACGCCATTATGCTTGATGGGCAGTACCTTGTGCGTCACGGAGAGCGCAGGTATATGATCTACCTCATCAAAAACAACAGCATTATGCTTTGGAAGACGATAGAAGGTATGCCAACTATAGTAGAATACGATTGCAACTTCTAGTTGTAACCGACTTACAACTTTATTTTAATTCATATGAAACCATTGTACCACATTCTTGTACATATCCCGTCGGCTGTAAACGACACCATCAAAGTAGGTGAAACTGAAATCTACGTAGACACCAAGTTCAACGAGTTTGAGTACCGCACAATGAAGGCGAAGGTTGTTGGAATTCCAGCGAAGTTCGAATCTCAGGTAGAGGTTGGAGACTATGTGTTCCACCACCACCACGTAGCGCTGAACGATAACCAAATTGTTGACGTCAACGAAAAGGTCTACCGCGTCAACTACGACCCGTTCGGTGGTAGCGCAAACCAAGCCTACCTGATTGAGAAGCCGGATGGAACTTTGCTTGCTGTTGCAGATTGGGTGTTCCTAGAGCCAGTAGAGCAGGAGCCAGAACTCAAGAGCGATGTTCTGGAATTAGTTACGTTTAAGGAGCCAGAGAAGCGCTGGGGACGTATTGTATACGGAAGCCAGTGGCTAGAGTCAGAAGGTTTAGCTGTTGGAGATGTAGTGTTCTTTGCTAAGGACGCAGACTATGAGATGGACATCAACGGCCGCAAGTTGTGGCGTATGCAAATCCACCATCTGTTATGCGTAAAGCAGTAAGCAAGTTTACCACTGTTGACGCAGCCCGCAACCTTATCTCCGCAATGGAGGCTGCAATCCAGAATATGACCGAAGAGATTCGCAAGCCAGTGGACCCTGACCTAACGGGGTCTGCTCGCAAGGCGGAACTTCAGGCCATCAAGGATACAGCCCTAGCGTGCAAGGAACTGATTGTGGAGCGACAGAAGCTAGAACAGCTAGTGGGAGACCTCGAGGAGTCTGGTGGCTTTGAGGAGGAGAAAGACTTCAAGGGAGGATTCGCAGAACGAATGGCACGTAAGTGATGGCAGGTCTGAAGATGATAGACGGCGAAGAGGTGATCAACATCTGTCCCAATGGGTCGGATGGTCCGATCATTGAGATTGAGTCGCTGAATATTCAGCTTCCAGAGCCAACGAATGTTCTATTCCAAAGTTTACCAGTAGTGAACCAAAAGTGGCAGAGAATTGATTTGCCACGAGAGCTGTCCCAGATTAAGTCTATGGACGACTGGTACGAATCACCACGAGAGTTCCAACAGAAGTGGAGCCCTTATATTGAGGAGGAGTTCCGTCGAAGGAGAGAAGGTGTGTGGTTTATGAATAACGGTGTTCAAACATACATTACTGGACACCACTATATGTTCCTCCAGTGGAGCAAGATTGACATCGGCTACCCGGGCTATCTAGACTTCCAGAGAAAGCTGTTCACTCACTTCGCTGCGTGCGAGGCTGACCCACGTTGCTTGGGACAGATCTACACCAAGTGCCGACGTTCTGGCTACACCAATATGAGTGCAGCTACTCTTGTGAACGAAGGTTCGCAGGTGAAGGAGAAGCTGTTGGGTATTATGAGCAAGACAGGTACTGACGCTCAGGAGGCGGTGTTCGGTTCCAAGATCGTGCCAATCTTTAAGAGCTACCCGTTCTTCTTCTCTCCAATCCTAGATGGTACCACCAACCCACGTATGGAGCTTGCGTTCCGTGAACCTGCAAAGCGTATCACCAAGAAGAACAAGGTAACTTCACGAGGAGAGGCACTCGACACCATCATCAACTGGAAGAACACCACCAACAACGCATATGACGGAAGCAAGACCCATATGTTGTTTCTTGATGAGGCTGGTAAATGGCTTAATCCTAACGACATACGTGAGGTATGGCGTATCCACAGAACGTGTTTGCTTGTTGGACGTAGGGTGATTGGCAAGGCGATGGTAGGCTCCACTGTGAATCCACTTGACAAAGGAGGCCGTGAGTTCCGTGATTTGTACTACGACTCTGACCCGAATGACCGCAACGAGAACGGACGTACCAAGAGTGGTCTGTACAAAATCTTCATCCCGGCATACGATGCACTAGAAGGATTCTTTGATCAATATGGCTTGCCTATTGTTGACGACCCGGAGCAGCCAGTGATGACTGAGGATGGAACGTTCACCACTATCGGTGCACGCACGTTTTTGAAGAACGAGAGAAAGGGACAGCAAAACAACAGCTACGAACTTAACGAAATCATCCGTCAGTTTCCGTTCACTGAGGACGAAGCATTCCGTGACTCTACCAAGTCTTCGCTGTTTAATATCCAGAAGATCTACGAACAGATTCAGCACAACGAGGAACTGTACCCCAATCCAGTTATCATTGGCAACTTCCAGTGGAAGG